ACAATGTCTACCGCCATCCCGTAGTTATGCCATGACCTACCCGGTCTTGCATTGGAAACAATCTTACCCGGTGCAGTCCTACCTTTAGCGTAAATCTCTGCCTGCTCTTTGAATGTCCGCAAAGTATGGGTAAAGCGTACCGCTGCCTTCTTGCTTACCCTTTCGCATATCTCCCCATATATCTCCCTAACTTCCTCCCTTAAAACAGGGTGAATTAATTCGATTCTTTGCAAGGTTATTTTATCCATTACTTAAGTTTAAAAAGTAATAAAAAGAATATCAACGCACCTGCTGCCCCGAACTTTAAAATATTACTTAAACGCTTACTATCCTTAATTGCTACCTGCTCCCGATTTAAAACCGCTTCCCTTTCCTTTCTTAATACTTGCACTAAAGCCGAATCAACAATAACAGATTTAACGCTGTCACGGATTGTTACCTTTTTTGTGATAGTCTGAAATTTTGTTTCCCAAAAGTAAACGGAATCTCGAATAGTAGTAGTATCAACGTAAACGATTGTTGTAGTATCATGCACCTCTGTGGTATCCGTTATAAAGATAAAAGAGGTATCGTTTAAACAATACCCCCTTTTGATAACTTCATCTTTAATAACTTCAAACCTTGCAGGATTATTTAACACCTGCTTTACAGGATTGCAACTACTTAGCAGAATCAGTAGAACCAAAAATACCCTCATTATTACTAAATATGTTTTTAAGCAAATAAGCTGCGGCAGCTTTAAGACCAAAGACTGCATCAGCCTTTAAAGCATCAACAGAAGGCAAAGCACCTGCTTCAAGTGCGGCAATAGTGCCAGCCAAAGCAGCAGAAAGGAAAGCGACAATGATGCCGTTAATTACATCACGTTTGTTAAGCGAAAGAAAATTACTCATAGAATATACTTTTGAATTAATAATGCAATGATTGCGCCAACGATACCAAGCACCCACCAGATTGTCTTTGATACTCCACGCTTCCAATTCTCCAGCCCTGTTACTCTGCCATTTGTTTTAGTAGTCTGTATCAATATTTTATCCAACTTCTCATCAAACTTTGAATCTATTGCCTCCAGCCTGTCTATAATAAACTGCATTTCACTCATTGCCCTTTGTCTTTTGAATAAATAGACTGATTATAAAATATCGGCATTATCCACACTATCAAAAGATACACCATTTACCCAGCCATTTAGGTAGGTGTGAATCTCTAATCCTTCAGGGTTTACCACCTCAATAGTCTTAAACTCAAACTCTTTATCAAGCAGTTGTTTAATGTCGGCATTTAGCTTTTTCATGCCTTCTTTGCTGAAAGAATACTCACCCTTTTCTGACATGATAACATTACCTTTATCATCAACAGAAGCGTTATCCAATTTCAAATCAGCGAGCAAATCAGCATAGACATCATAAGCCTCTTTTAACTTGCCGTGAATCTTTACCAGCTTCTTTTGTACTTTGGTTTCTTGATTACCTACGTTGGCAGATATTGCCTGCATCGTTTCAATTAAATTTCTGTATGTCATTGGTTTAAATTTATACAAAATTACACTATTCTATATGTAAAAGTAAAAGAATAATTAACCGCAGTAGCTAAAGAAGGTGACACTTCAAACTCACCGAAATTAGTTGCGTAACCTTGAATGGATGCCGCTGCACCTCCTCCCTCTGTAACTCCTACCCCGTTTAATCTATTTACTACTGATGTATCCGAATTGATAGGTAAGGTAAAAGATAATCTTGTTGGTGTATTATCTATTACCGGGTCTATTGTTACCCATCCGCTAACAGTAACTGTATCTCCTACCCTCATGTATTGGCAGCTAAAAGCTGTTACGCTTGTAACGTTTGCCAACCCTGACCATGTTGGAGTATATGTGCCGGAAGCCGTTGTTTGTTGCGGAGCAATAGTTATTAAATCACCTGCTGAAGTAACTGCCAAAGTAGCTACTGAAGTACCTGTGAAAGCTGATGAACTTGTATAGCTTGTTAATGCAAGCTGCCCAGTACGCCTTAAAGCCATTTTAACGCCTGATGTAGAACCTGCTGGATAAAACTGAAGGAATCCATTAGCTCCTCCGCTTGTGCCTGAAATGGTAGGTATATCAGTCCCATAAGCCCCACCCCATGTAATATATTTAGTTGTGGGTAATTGCAAATCACCTTGAAGAATTTGTAAAGTGCCTGCGTTAGTTAATCTAAAAACTTCCAGCATTGTAACGGCTGAACCTATTGCCACCGATGTAGCCGCCCCTGTATAAAAGGAAATATTTTCACCTAAAACTAATGAGCTTTTATTTAACGCTAAAGTTGTAGATGATAAAAACCCAGTTGCTGAAGATGTGGAAGGCGTAACACAATATCCCATCATAAAATTACCACCGCTGAACATTGTGCCGATGTTTCCAAGATGCCCAATAGAATAGTTATCTTGTAACATTATACTTCCATTCGTAGCGGATACGTTACCAGCCACTAACTTGTTAGACCCGAAATTTGCTTGACTTCCTGTAATGCTTAATGGGCTATTTCCTAAAGTTGTTGAGTTAGTCCAAATAGGCACAAAATCAGTTGTACCGCTTCCCGTTGGAAATGATGCTGTAAAAAACTCATAAGCACTATTAGCAGCGTTACGTCTTAATAATTGCGATGCCGTACCCGTTACCCCTGTGAATGCAGAAGTACCGTTGCCGATAAGTACGCCCGTCAATGTGGATGCTCCTGTACCCCCACGCCCGACAACAAGCTGACCTGTCCAACCTGCCGTTAATGTCATTGTACGGAGCAAAGAATTGGTTGTATTACCTGAAGCAGTAATGAGAATATTTGTATCGTTGGAGGTCGTTATAGCCGCCCCTGTTATATCACTTCCTGCAATAGATGACCAGCCCGGTGCGCCACTTGAAACGCTGCGTAAATATTGATTTGAGCCGCTGGAATTAGCCGCTAATCTTACAGGTGCGCCTGCTGCATTCCCGTAAATAATATCTCCCAATGAAGTCATTGGGTTGCTCAAAAAAGTAGGCGTGAAGAACTCATAGGCACTATTAGCAGCATTCCTGCGCAGAAGTTGCTCCGCTGTACCTGCTACCGCTGTCATTGCTCCGGTGGAATTACCGATAACTACACCCGTTAAACTACTTGCACCCGTTCCACCACGAGGCACAGCAAGTTGTCCACTCCATCCCATTGTAAGGCTAACAGCACGCAAAAGTCCGTCAGTCGTTGCTCCCCCTAAAGTGACTAACACATTTACGTCATTTGTTCTGCTAATCCCTGCACCTACTATGTCAGCACCTTGTATACTTGCCCATGATGGTATGCCCGAAGATACGCTGCGCAAATACATATTATTAGCCGTGTTATTTGCTCCAAGCCTTAAAGGCTGACCGCCTGCACCGCCATAAATAATATCACCTAAAGTTGTTAAAGGACTTTCCAAATAGGTTGAAGTCCAAAACTCATAAACGCTTGTAGAAGGGTTTACCCTTAATATCTGTCCGCCTATACCCGTAATACCCGTAACAGGTGCAGTACTATTACCTAACATTATACCGGTAACGCCTGAAGTGCCTGTACCACCCCTGCCAGCGGATAGCTGCCCAGTCCACCCCATAGTTAAAGACACAGCATTTAAAACGCTGTTACCAGGTGTACCCCCTAATGTGATTTGAACATTAGTATCATTGCTGCTTGTTAACGCTGCGCCTGTTATATCACTTGAAATAATACCACCCCATGAAGGAGCAAAAGCAGCCGTTCCGTTACCTATCTGTTGCAGGTATTGTCTGTTTACGGTAGTGTTCGGTGAAACGACAGAAGGCACGCCAGACGTACCGCCAAAAATCATTTCCCCGTAATTGGTCATAGGATTCTGAAGAACAGGCTGCCAACTTAAAACGCTTCCCGATGTGTAAAGAAACTTTCCGTTATTGCCTGTTTGGGATGGGAAGTTAGAAACAAAAGTATAAGCATCATCCCAATTACTCTGCTTTATAGTAGTCGGTAATGAATAACCTGCCGAAAAAGTTACGGCAAGCGTTCCCGCTGTGGTTATGGGAGAACCAGAAATTGAAAATCCAACGGGTACACTCATGGCTACCGATGTAACCGAACCGCCACCGGGTGAGGCTATTGACCAGCTGCGGTCGGCAGATAAATCATAACTGACACCATTTATTGTAAGCGTTCGTGTTACAGGTACAAAGTTTCCCGTAGTGCTTAAATCAGTTACTGGATTTCCTACTGGCATAAATTAGGCTGGGATTAATTGCAAAGATAGTTCATTTGCTGCCCAATCAATTACCCAAGAATTCGCATCGGGTTCTGTTGTCCAATCTTGGTAATCTTGACCTTCACAAGCCAATGCGCCTGATTGGATTACGTTGCCTGCGTAGTCTTGTGCAGGAGTAACCTCTACGCCATTTTCAACTACGGCAGGAGTTTGTGCATTCTCCCTCAACGACCATTGCAGATTCGCTGCGTTGTCTAAGTTGTCAAAACTTGAGTAGATTTCGAACCATTCTGCCGTCTTCGGTTGTCCTGCAACGTAGCTGATTGTGATAGGCTGGATTTTGTTTATCATGTTATTTTGTTTTTAAACTATATTAATTACGCCTCCATTGTTCCACAAAGCACCCGAAGGAAGTCCTGCTGATGATGTGGGTAGGTTGGAGAAAACTATGTTACCCCTTGCGGTTTCAATCGCCCTAAAGTCAGCCGCAGCAGTCAAAGTAGGGTTAACGTATAATCCACGAGTAATGCTCGTACTTGTCCCCGTTTGGTTTATTGTGCCATTAATTAGCATATAGCTAAAAGCAGTAGAACCTGCTGATGATACATAATTGCCATTAAATCTTAATGATGATAATGCGCCATTTGAGTAATTGTCAGAATTAAATGAAGATATTGTTAAAGTATGATGTGCGTTTGATGGTCCGTATACTTGAATCCCATTAGTTCCTGAAGTACTTTTTTCGAATCTTGAATCTCCTACTGATGACATATATAAAGTAGCAACAGTTCCAACTTGTCCTATTATTACATTGCCCCCATTTTGCACTGTCAAAATATCAATAGAATTTGTATTTTGTACTTTTAGTGCAGAAGTTGCAAATGTCGCACCCGAACCACGAAGGAGGGTGTCGCCTCTAACATCAAGACGAGCAGTAGGAGAATTAGTATTTATGCCTACATTCCCATTACCACTTATCATAAACAATCTTACAAATGATGTAGCACCTGATGTAGCAGGCGCACGGAATATAGCGTAATAATCAGTAAATCCTGTGTCATACAACATACCTAATGCCCAAGCAGGTTGCGCAGTATCTTGACAAGTAAAATTTCCTAATGTTACATTTCGCACAGTATTAGCCATTAAATAAATGCCTTTATACCCAGTTGTAGTATCAGACATTACGCCTGAATTACTTTCACCAATAAATATTGCAGGATAATTGGTAGCAGTATGCCTTGATGGAAGTGTAGAGTTTAACATAAAATTTACATTAACTCCTGTAAATATATTCCCATCATTTCTAATAGAAAACAACGTTGTTGTTGCACTATTTTGTATTGTTAAGGCATTTGCAGTAGTAGTAGCATTACTGCCACGTATAGATACATCACTACGAACATCTAAAGCAACCGTAGGTGCATTAGTCCCAATCCCCAACCTACCATTAGCATTATCCCAAAACAGATTATTACTACCACCTATCGTATTAGCAGCAGTAGCATAAGCCACTTGCCCCGTTGCGATACTACCGCTTATTCCTGCTGAAATATTCCATGTGCGAGATGTACTCAAATCATACGTTACTCCATTTATCGTTAACGTAGTCGCAGCATTGGCAGGAGTGTATCCTAAAGCCGTTGTGATGCTTTTATTCTTCCAAAGTGCTGAACTTGATTCGTATATTAAAGCCTCGTTATTGGCAGGACTAACTATATCAACGTCATGTAATTCTGTGAGTTCGTAGCCGTTCGTAATTTTACAATATATCTTACCATTATTTGCATGAGCATACTCTACATAACCAATAATCACCAAATGACCATTACCAGTTGGCTTTACGTTAGTTATTGCTCCTGCAATAGTCGGTGAAAGATACAACACATCACCATCTGCCCACGTTTCGCCTTGTAGCGAGCCCGTAGTGTTAATATTCTCAATCTGCCCTACTGTAATAATAAAGCCTTCTTGATTAGTGGCTATCGTCTCTATTACAAGTCCAATAGTATCGGCACTATTGTTATCATTATTAGCCTGTGCAAACGCCACAGCAAGCCTCTGACCTTGCGCACCGCTTACCCTTACCGCCTGATATGCTGCCTTAGTCAAAGTAGTGTTCGGTGTAACCTTATTCACCACCCTTGCAACTAAATCAACGCCATTCTTTAAGATAACACTGCCACCTTTTAACGTTGTTTCTGAAGAACCGATAGTATCATTCCACCTTGTAGTTCCCACCGCAGCCGTACCCGTTGGACTGACATCCAAAGTCAGCTGACCTGCTTTTAGTTCGTATTCGCCTAAGTTGACGTTGCCTGTTGCGCCACTATAAGGTACACCACCACCGGAAGCATTAACCCAAGCAGTATCGTAATTAGTAGCTGAATTTTTAGCTAACACTTGCCCCGTAGTACCGCCAACAGGTACACCAACACCAGCAGGTCCTTGCTGACCGGGTGAGTTAGTTACCTCTACATAAACAGGCGTATCAAGTACATCTATATTTACAATCTCATCATTAACCGTTATATTTATATCACTCATCAGTTACGGTTTAGTTACGTCATCATAAACAATAAAATCTCCTTCCAAATATGTCCGTACATATCCCGAAGTAAAGACCACGTTCATGTCATAAACATATTTTCCTTTATCAATCGCCACCAACTTGTTAACCGTTATTTCGTTATTCCCTGCACCGCCTATGGTTATACTTCCGTCAGTAGTTGAAGCCGTTAAAGCTAAAACACCACCGCATCCAAGCCTCACCTGTATCGTAATAGTTGCTCCTGTGCAGTTAATAGCCGTGCTGTTAGTAGTTAAGACAAAGGTCTGCCTCCACGTATCGTTACGCCATATCTGGACGTCATTTATTCCCGGTCTGAAATCTGAAGCCATAATCTATAAATAAATAGTTAATATGTAAATGTTGTAGGTACTGCACATCTGTCGGCATCGTAAGGAATCTCAAAGGCTACTGATAATCTAACACCACTTAAAAGTTCTGGCGTTTCCTCTTTAAAAAATACCATGCTATTACTTTCATTCGTGTAAAAGTCAAATAGCTGATACCGAAGCTGTGCAACTATATCCGAAGCCGTTAAAATCTGGTCGCTTAATACTTCCGTTTCGTTATCTAACTCCGGTCGCACCCTATCAAAAAAGAACATCAAAAAGTCTAAGGTCATCACCGTGCCGTCAATCCTGCCACCATTTAAGTCAAACACAAAAGCCGGATAGATAACGTCACTTCCCTTGCTTAAAAAATCAAGTACACTTCCGTTGTACGTTGTTTTTATCTGCTTGTGCGCCTGTCCTATGTCCTGTATCTTTTTGCTTAACTGGTTTAATGTCAGCATCCTTATTTATTTGCATCAGGTACAGCCTCAACTTTTCCTGATTCTTTTTGTGAAATTTTTTATTTGCCACAGCACCTATTTATGTTTCCCTGATACATTTCTTCAAATGACTTACCAGCACAGCAGTCATCATCCCCTAACCATACGCTGATAGTGTACGCTTGATTGTCAGGTACTACCGTATCAACACCGCTACCCGGATTCAAGTATTCAGGGAAAACATTCTGCGAACTTTGTTGCTTAAGATACTTTACAAGCCTTTGCCTATAATACTCCGCCCTGCTGTTATACCTTTGGGCTACTTCCGTTAGTTCGCTTGCAGAAGGTTCTGTCTGCCCTTCGCCTGTTTTCTTTACAACGCCTTTGTTATAAAATTGGTAAGATAAAGCCATTGGCAATTCAGCCATAACTTGATAAACCAAACACGGGGTAATATAATCGTTTAGCAATGTTTCATAAGGACAAGCCAGCTGCTTATTCTCAATATCCGTTTGCAACTTGTCATAGAGTGCCGTACCTAAGACGGGTAAAATGTAAGCATCCTGCGCAAATAAAATGTCAGGATAAACCAGCTTCGGGTCTACGTTAAAATGTAACCCTGTTCTGTCTTTTATGGTATCAACCGAAATAAATAAAATATTTCTGCTCATTTCTTTATTTTTTAACTAAAACGTTAGCCCTCCATTCGTGCCTGCAAGATGGGCTGTGATATCCACTTGGCTTTGTCCACCATCCACCGCCTCTATCAAATACGCTATATCCCAAACGTGCAGAAATGGATTCTATTTCTTTTCTTGTATAGAATCTTTCCAAAGCCATTAACCGCTGACAAAATGGGCGTGAGGTTGATGGTATACGCTTTGTAGTTGGTATTATCTTCTTCCACTCATAAGAATAACGCACTTCAATAGTCGTTCTTACAGGTGCATCAACTATCTCGTTAATCGGCTTTGTTATAGTTCTTGCTTTAGTTATTTCATCCCTAACAACTGCACCTATATCGTAAAGGTATTGTACACGTGCCTGTACAAAATCAAGCGTTTTATTGATAGCCTTTGCCAGTACTTCGTTAGGTATTAACGGGTCTGCCTTTATTAATTCAAGAATCTTTTTATCGCTTGTCCTATCAACCAGCTTTGCTTCCTCAAATAAGTCACGGGATGAAAAAATGCTTTTATCTGATAAGAAAGTGAAACGTTCTTTGCTTTCCCCGTACTCGTTAAATACGGCTATGGTTTCATCTTCTAAAGCATCCATCTGCTCGTTAAAGTCTTCCGTTGCAGGGTCTTCATCAACGCCTAACATAGTATTAATCTCGCCTTCATTTAATCCCAATCCGCTTCCGAGCATAACCGCTGCTTGTTGCTTTGTTATCTTACCTTGTGAGAATTGCCTCACAACCCTCATAAGCTGCTGATATTGCCGCCCTGTTAAGTTCTTAAGGGAATCATTTACCTGCGCATTATTAACGCTTATTTCGCCTCCTTCAGGCGTTACGTTGTACTTACTTACATCTATGCCAGCCTTTTCAAGCAGGTATTCCTTCGGGGCTATCTGAAGCAAAGTTTGTTCAGTCAGTTGGTAGCTGATAGGCTCAAGCGGGATTATCTTTATTTCTTCCGTTGCGCCCTTAATCCTTGCCAACATATTAAAGGTTGATTCCAAAAACCTTTGCTTATCGTTGGCGTATGTATTCTTGAATATTTCGTATGCGTTTTGCATTTCACTTGCACCGCCCAACTGCCCTTCTGTCTTAATCCCAAAAAGATTTGGGCTTATAATCTGATGCCCTGCGAATATGTTCTGTTGGATTAATTCGTCAACCCTGCCAAAATCTTCCTTTGTCAAATCTGACTGCCCTAAATCCTCAATGATAGGCTTTTGGTCTACTCTATCAACAAAAGAAAGGATTAACTTTTTACCATCACTTCCGGTAAACCTATCAGAAAAACGCCTTTCAATATTACGCTTCTCGTCAGGTGTAGGCTCTCCATTCGGTAAGGTTACCAGCTTAGATGCACTAAAGCCTGTCTGCGCATTACCTAAAACGTGCTTACTAACCTCTACGTCTGACTCGATATAATTAAGCGCACCCATGTATCCGGGTAAACTGTAAGTATCTAAACCCGGTCTGTATTCCTTTAAATAAAGTATCTGCCTGCCTTGTCTTAACTGCGTATTGAAAGCATTAACAACCTGAACCTTTTCTTTCCTATCCGACCAATCGTATTTGTACCAAAACTGGGTGTTATCCTTATTAGTTCTAATTCGTGTATAATCAACATGAGAAACAGAAACAAGCTGTTCACCTAATGCAGACCATATAACCTCCAAATAAGAACCACCGAATACCTCAATGTCAGTACTAACTTTTCTCGTTAAACTGTTTAAATCTTCATAGGGGTTAGGTTGCTTTATAAATTCATCAGCAGCTGCATCCTCACCTTTAGCATCCCATCCATTGCCGATTATATAATTAACTTTACCCTTAATTATTGCGTTATGCTTTGCAGACTTATTATACAACTCCAGTAAGTATTCCGGGTAATCATTACGATAACCAAACTCCATATACCCACCTTCAGCACCCTTTTTTTCTTTGTATTCTGGCTGCCTTGCTTCTGCAAAATTTAATATTAATAAGTTGTTGCTCATGGTGTAATATATTCGGTTTCTATTTCATGCTGGACATACTCAAAGGCTTCTGCATTGTTCAGCCTCATTATACCTTCCTCCAGCAATCCCGTTGCTTTTGTTTCGTCTTTATTGGTTGCGCTTGCCTGCTCATAAACGAAGTATTTCCATTCTCCAGCAGGTGCATTGCTAAAATAGTTATTTACAATGACAGAAAACTGATTGTATCTGTATTTATAAGAACTTGTATCGGCTGCGTTCAACTTCACAAACTTAACTACTTGTTCAGGCATCCTGCTCACAAATACGAATAAATAGTTAGGTGTGCTTAACGTCTGCTTTTCAGTCAGCGTTAGTACTACCGTTTCCGTGTTTCCTTGTGTAAGCGTTATCATTACAATTAAATAGCAATAGCAGATTATTTACGCAAAAAAGCCACCCCGTTATAGGATGGCTCTTATTTTTCAAAGGTATTTACTTAAAGTCCGGTAACTACTGAAGCCTGAACTTCTGGAGCAAAGGCTGGTTCTGTTCCAGTAAAAGTCAAGCTGTAACCATTACGGTCACCACCTGCTACACCTGTGGCAGCTGAACCAGTTGTAAGGTCTACACCATTTTGCAAACCAATCAGCCAATACTTATTGTTTTGGTCTTGCACTATTGCCATTAACGTATTCTGTGCAAGCAGCAATATTTCATTGCGAGTATTAGCCTGCATCTTGTTAATGATAATATTCAATTCGGGTGCATAAAGTACAGTACCATTCTCAACCGAACCAGTTATATTTTCGGTAAGGCTGGCAGTATTTTTGATTAGGTTGTACTTGTACCAATTTGACGTATCTGTTATGGCTGTAACCACACCTGAAGCCTGTGTAACAGTAGTAACGTTTGCGTGGGCAATAAACCACACCGCTTTTACGCCACCGATGGAATCACGGCAATCTAATGTGAAGCCTTGAGTAAGAACACACGGCATATCTTAATTATTTATAATTTAAAAAGTGGGGCAGTTATTAGCCGCCCCGTTTATCTTTAGATGAAGAACTTAACCAACTCGTCAGGGAAGGCAAAGTTTACACCCATCTTGAATTCAGATACATATCTGATTTGGTCTGCTTCTTTAGCGTAGAAGATTTCAAATCTTTCTTCTTCGTTCAGCATATCAGTTCCGAGGAAAAGATTCGAAAGCCTTGCAGCTACTAAATCGTTTGTTCCGTTCAGACCTTGAACAGCTACCACCTTAACCGTAGTTCCGGGAAGGAAGAATTCAGAATCAGCTTTAATATCAAGATTGTAAGCAAACAGGTTAGCATTTTTCAAAGCTACTGTGTACAATCTGAAGACATCCATTCCGCAGAATATTACGATGTCATCCTTAGCAACAACCTTTGCAGGTATAGCTGTGTAGATTGCATCAAATACGCTTACCACGTTTGCTACTGTGATAGAAGCAATCGGACCGCCAGAAATGTAAGTAGAAGTGTTTGCGTTTACTACTGAACCACCAGCCGCAGTAATCAACTTAAGTAAACCATCAAACTTATTCAGGTTACCATTTGCAGAAGCAGAATCACCTTGCCAGATAGCTGTTTCAAGTTGCTCTGCAATCTTTTCAGCTTTCCTTGTGCTGAACTGCTCTGCGAAAATCATTTCGGTGTACATAGAACCAGCCGGAAGTGCTTTCTGCAAGTACTTGCTTTCCAAGTCCTTCATACAAAGGGCTTCGTTAACCTTAATCTTTCCAACAGTTACAGTCCTTTGGGTAAAGCTGGTAGTACCTGAAGCATTAAAGCCGCAAGAAGAACCATCTTGAAAGAATGCGTCAGTATCCATTATGTTAATGGTTTCTGCACTCTTAACGCCGAGCATTACGTTACCTTGTGACTTAATCAAGCCTGCTGTCTTTGAACCGAGAACAGAACTAAAAACGAGTTCTTTCTCGTTCTGCTCTGTATACGCTGCTAATGTACCAACACTAAATGCCATGTTATTTGTTTTTCTTTGTTATTAAATTTTTATTCTTAGTTCTTTATATTTTTAGCGAATTCAAGAAATCTTGATACCTTATCTGATTTGCTTTCCACATGAACATGGAATTTATCAGCTTGAGGCATTGGGTCAACAGAAGGCGTATTGCAAAGACCTACCACTACATCAGTAAGCTGTGTGATTGCAGCGGCAAACTTTTCAGCTTGCTTTCCTGCTACCTGCTCAACTTCAGCAAACTTGCTTTTCATTGCAATCAGTTCGGCTTCCATTTCCTCAATCTTCTTCTTCATCATTTCTTTGTCCTCGTCTTTCTTTGCCTCAACTTCTACCTCTACGGCTGGACCTTGCTCTGGTACTTCTATGCTGGTAATTATTCCAGCCTCGTCTACAACTATTTTAGTACCATCAACCAATTCATGCTCACCAACAGGGGCAGGTGCAAGGCTTCCGTCTTCACCTATAACCTCAACTTTACCGCCAACTTCGAGCTTATCAATGTTTACTTTAGTACCACCGTGCATAACGTATTCTGCCATCTGTAATGGTGTAACAGGTTGCTCACCTTCGGCTGGTATCTGCCCAGCTTCGGCAAACATTGCCTTGATTTTGTTTAATGCTTCTATTGCAGTCATAATAACTTTATTTTTAAATAGGGTGTTTCTTTCATATCGGCAAAATAGAAAAGCCCACCTAAGAATAGGCAGGCTTTAAACCAACTATAACACATGAAAAAAATTACTTTACCTTCTGTAAAACTTTAATAATCTCGTTCATCATTTTCTCCTCCGGTGTCATTTGTTCTTGTTCTTTATACAAGAAATTACCTTCAACGCTAAATCCTAACACCTCACCACTTTTAACCTTATTCCATGCTTCATCGTTTTCTACTTTATAGCTTCCGAACCAGCTACCATCTGGCACGTCTTCAAAGCCTTTCATCGGCTGAATGCCTCTTTTCTTGTCAACTATCCAACTTTCAAACATTGTCAACCCTTCCTGCACATCGCCGCTATTGTGCATCAGATTAACGTTATTCTGATAGCCTTTCTTAAAAAACTTCTGCGCTATTTGTTTAATTGTGTCTGCGCTAAACACTACATAATATTCACCCCTTATAGCATCGTTTCTGTAAATAGGCGTATCTGCCAACATTAGCGGACCTGAAATAATACGCTGTTCTTCGTCTTGAATTACAAAAGCCTGTTTGTCTATTTGCTTTAGTTTACGTTCTGCCCATTCAATGCCTTCTGTGCCTCCCCAACTTAACCACATTAACCTGCCGCATCCTTCGCCTAAAGGTCTATCGCTATTCTGTCTGTGCCTTTGAAATGCCGACATCCGGGCTATGGTTTCACGGCTTAACTTTTCTTTATTTGCGATTTGATTAGCACGATTTTTGCCTGATGCCTCACCGCAATCTCCCCAGCCGTTTTCCTCTGCCCACCTTAATGCAGTTTTTGCATTTTCCACCGCTGCCTGTGGGTAATCATTCCAGCTTTCTTCTGCAAATGCTAAAAAGCCCCTTTGAATAGCTGGTCTGTCAACCAATGCAACAAAGTCAACTTCTACATCGCTGCCTTCGTTCTGTTCTATTTGCAATTCGTAAATCGGTATAATATTCTCCATCGTTTAATTTTTATCCGAGCCTTGCTGCCCTGTTTATTCTTGTTATTCTTTCTTGGTTATTACTTATGTCTGATTCGATAACATACGCCCTATTTGCTGCGCTGCCCATTCGGTTTATAGTCTGATTGTCTAATTGGGTAACTGTTGGTAATGCCGCCTGTGGCTGGATAGGTGCAGAACCTGTGTTAATGTTTGGTACACTACCCCCACCAGATGCACCCGGTACTTTTACCGCTGCAATCTTTCGGATGTTGGCTATACCAGCTGCCGCTGCTATGGCTGCGTTAAGAGGACCTAAAACCATACCGATAAAAGGTACTTCTAAGCCTCGCTGGTATGCAAGTACTGCACTATTTATTGTGTTAATGGTAGCTGATGCAATAGCTAACGCTTTGCCTGCTGCCGTCTGTTCGCCAATGATAGAAGCCAAATTACTTAACGCATCCGCTGCCGCCATTGCCGCATCCATTCTGGCTTGCTTTTCCTCAATGTCAACTTGTGTGCGTTCTTTGCTTAATGCCGTGTATCTGTCGCTATATTCTTTTTCGCTGATTAGGTTATTAGCTAAAGCCTCATTTAATAAAGCCTGCTCTGCATCATATGCTTGCCGCTTTATATCAAATTCCCGTTCAGTTTGTGTTTTTAATTCATCAGCCGCTTTTAATTGCAGGGCTATCTTTTCTAATTCCCTGTCATACGCCAGCTTTGATATCTGCTCGTCTATTGTCGTAATCTCGTTAGCAATAGCCTGCTTCTTGTTCTTATATTCAATTTCCGCTTGAAGTCTTGCAGTCGTTCCCTCATTAGCCGCCTTAACATTATCCTCAAGCCTTTTTAATTCGATAGCTGCTTCATCCACAGCTATTTCACGCTTTACGTTTAACTTTTCTTTCTCGTCTTTGATTAAGTCGGCATTATATTTACGCTGGTCTAATGCCAGTTTATTTTCCGCTGCCGCTGCCGTTATTGCTAATTCGTTTAACTCTTTTTGTAGTGCAATGGTATTAACAAGCTGTTCAGAACGTACGCCTGTAATCTCCTCACGCTTCGCCTCAAGTTCAGCTAATGCCTGATTATAGGCTATCTGTAAATCTATATTCTCTTTATTCTTTTGCAGTTCATTATCTGCTGCATCTACCGCTTTTTGTGCGGCTTTTTCTTCAGCCTTTAATTGTTCATCAAGTATTTTTGCAAGTTCTTCATTTGCCTTTATTCTTTCAGTTAGGCTTTTGGTTTCATCGTCACGAATCTGCCTTTGTTCTTCCGCTTGCCTTTTTAACCTTGCCGCTTCCAAAGCCGCTTGACTTGCTGCTAATTTCGCTTCATTGCGTAGCTTTACAGTCGCTATTGAGGCATCAAGTGTAGTTTTAGCATAATCACCAATCGCCTCTGCCGCATTAGTTATAACCTCTTTTGTTTTATCAAAAACGTCATCTACACCAGTTAAGGTATCCAGCACCTCTTTGCCGAAATTCTTTGCTGCTTCTGCCGCCTTGTCAAATTCGCCTGTAAATACGTTCTTAATAATATCACCAAGAAACCCAAAGGCATCTATTAAACTTCTGATTCTTTCAAGTAGATTTTCCTTTAATAGTTCACCAAATTCTTTAATGTACTTCTGCGGATTCTCAAAAACATCTTTAAAGAAATCAACAACTTTACCGAAATTATTAACTACAAAATTGACGAAGTCGGTTAATACCCTGCTTAAAAACTCCGTGCCGATAGCTAAAGCATCAACTATCTTTTGATTCTTGCTTATTACCCCTTGCAGGAATTCAAAGCCCTTAACTACCAGCGAAATAATACCTAAACTCTTAAGCGCATTGCCAATAGTAGCAAAAGCCCCTGTTGCCTTCTTTGCGTTCTTTTCTGCCGTCTGTGCCGCCTTGCCTGCTTTCTCTACCCCACCCGTTAGCTTTTCGGTTTCCTTTTGGGCTTCGCTACTGTCAACCGTTACTTTTATGTTTACCGCTTCTTGCTTCGCCATTTTATATTAAGTCTATTACTTTAAGAAATTCGCATTTAGTTGTCGTATATCCGATAGGGTTATAATCAATTACCCGATTTAACCTCCACAGGCTACCTCCAATATATAGCAAAGCTCCGAAATCAAGATTATAAATATCCGCATCCTTTAACAATACGTTGCAGGTCATTAGCTTGCTGTCCGGGTCTGTTATTTCTGCTATGTAACTATCCCAATAAACTTTAAACAAGTTAGCGGATGGGTAAGCCTGCACCCTGCAATATATTTCGAATGGTGCGCCAAAGTTTATATCTGATAACGGATTTAAGTTTGCAGCCGTAAAACTTGCAGAATCAAAAAACAGATGCCCAGCATAGCCGTAGTCGTTATAGGTTGCTAATGTAGTGCCTCCGTTCTTCATAGCCCAGCTTACCCGGTTAGTAATCTTCTGCGCCTGCATTATGCGTATCACGCTGTCCATCGGGTCTTCACTTTGCTTTGTGTTGGATAGCTTATAAATAGCCGGGTAAATCTTATCCGTGCCTAAATATTGATATAAAGGTGAAGCCGCAAATATTACTTCTACCTTTTCCGTCTCCTTAACAAATTCGCTTTCAGTATCAAAAATCCTATCTCCGTAGCCTTCATTATACTTTTTCCGGTAGTTCTCTCCGTAATAATCTACATCAGATTTAAAAGCAAATTGGTAATAGCGTGCGTTTAATTCAGACATAGGCTTTAACCTGATAGGCTTACCATTGTCAACCTTATTTGTCCAATCATAAGCCGCTGAAGCCGTATAGCTGTAAAAGTCAACAAATGGGTTTATGATTAGCTTCTTGTCAACAAATTTATCTTCCACCACATACAGATTAAACATCTTAACTATGGAAGCAAAGAAGTCACGCTGGAATATACCTTTCGGCAGGCAATCATTCATTTTAATGACATCGTTGTAGGCTATTGGTACGTCAACAGGCACGGTACTATTTAATTCAAACTGCCCACCGAATGACTGGTAACTGACAATGTTACTACTAACCTCAACAGATAATATATCAGACTGCACCAAAGGCACGCCTGCAACATCTAAATTAAAATTAACGTAAAAGTTGGCAGCAGGTACAAATCGGCTTTCTTCCCTCAATACTGCCCCGTTCTTTTTGAGCCTAAAATAAACTGTACCCGGTGTACTTGTTAAAGTGTTTACCTGCCCAATGGGTCGGCAAGTGATATTGATATTTAGCGGCTCTGTTCCTGTGTAGGTTATTGGATTAGTTCCCGTAAAGCTGCCAGCCGTAATAACCGTCATTGGAATGTACGTTGGATTGCTGTACAACCCAATAGTAAAATCAGCATCAAATACCTTTGTAGTGCTGCTGTAAATGTTTAACTGATTGTTTGGGATAACCAGCCTATTCATTACCGCCTCCGATAGCAAAGGGAAATCCCACGTATAACCTGAAGCCGTTATAATTTTGTTCAGTATTTCTTTAACGTAAAAAGCAGGTCGAAAGGCTTTAAAATCAAAGTCTACTTTATTACCACTCAACCCCCCGTAATCTATAAGCGGAAAGTAAACACCTCCACCCGTTACATTATTCCAGCTGTTTTGGATATTGGTATAGTTCCAAGCCGTATCATAACTTCCAAAGTCTAAATCTTGTATCCTATCGTTACCCAATGCCGATACAAAGCCGCCAAGCTCCCCGAATACGGCACATTCGTATTCTATTAGCCCGTTATCTATTACGATTTCCAATAGCCTTAAAACGCCTTTAAACACCTGTATTTTATCAATTAAGATAATGCACCTTGCCGTTGCCGCAGGGTTAAAGTTATAGCCGTAGTTCTGAATCTCTGGGTCGAATGGTGTTGACCTGTTAAAGTTGAAGACGTGCCCGAATATTTTGTTATTGTTTGCGTTACCCGGTAAGATTATGGTTTTACTGAAGTTTGTGTTTCTTGTGCCAAAGTCCTGAATCTCATCTATTGAATAGTTAAGTTCCGCACTAATGTCCTGCGTTAAGTCCAGCCGTTGGTCTTCTATGTATATTTCGGTTCTTATCATCTGTACTGTGAATTAACGTTATTGGCATACATTACGTCAAGTTCCATAAAGTTAGCCTTGTCAGCATATTGCACCCGTGATTCAAAAGCTGCCGTATTAATTATGACCGGGTAATGATAGCCGCCATTGGTTAAGTAAACTTCAGGGCTACCGATTAAATCTTTCAAGCTGTTATAATTCTGAACATTAAGCATTCCAGACCTCAATTTGAAGCTAACATCTTGCTGGACATAATAAGTTACATCTGCCGGATTAATCCGCTTAAAGCTATCGTATTGCCTCATAGCCACAGCGGAAGCGTTATATTGGTATTTGTTCAGCTGGTAACTTTGTCTGTCATATGTACGGGCTTCCTTATTTACCAATCTAAACCCGAAAGTATCATAACCCCCGTAGCTATTTAAAAAGGTCAGGTTGTAAGGTATAAACTTAGCACCGCAGGCAATACGTACAATTATTTCACTGCTGCTTGTACTTGAATAGTTTAACTTAATCCCATAGCCAAAAGCCGAAGACTGTATTATAGTACTGCCAAAATGCGTATTAATTGCACCCGGTGAAATGTCTAATAATAAAAAGTTGCCTATACTTTGGCTGGTTGTAGTGGATGCCGTGCCAACCGTAGCCCCTGCCTCATTAATCACTCTAACCGTAGCCGTCATGTTTACATTAGCCCCGAAAGGATTAGCCCAGCTAACAAATAACGGGTCAGTATAACCGCATTCTTGATTGGTCAGGTCTTTAGTGGTTAGCCAATTTGAAACCCTTGTACCAAAAAAGCTGGTAGATGGGTCACGGAAGATAGGAGCATAAAAGTTGTAAGCCTGATAGGTTGCGTTAGTTAAATTTGTGTACGTTGTACCTCCGTACTCTTCCCCGTATTGTATCTGATAAGATACGTAAATATCCGCCCCGTTATAGCTAAACAGCGTGCTTGTGGCATTCGGTTTAAAGTAACTTGATAGATAGCTTCTAACTATCCCTGCCGCATTAAATACCCCCTTACCCGTTACGGCATCAGGGAATTGTTTTATACGTGCAACCAACACCGAACTGATATAAATATCGAAAACGTATTTAAAATTAGGCTGTGCCGTATTTGTTGACGTTGCCACAAACCACAAATCATCGTGAGTCGATGGGTAGGATTCTGGCGTGCTATTTATCGAAATTGCCATTACTATTTTTTATTAATTAGGTTATTCGCTTGTTTTATGTATACCCGTACATCAGAAAGGAATGCAGACCCCACAGCCGCCACAAATTCATCCCCGAAGTACTCACGTACAGCGGAAGTAAAAAAGTCAGTTTTGGGTAGTCCTTTCTGTTTAATGCTTGATGCTATCCTGTAAGCCGTTTGGCGTTCTACGTCAACATCTCCCACCGATGCCCTTTTCCCTTGTAGCTGGCTCAATCCTTTCTTTTGGTCTTCAGCCCTGCTTGCTATTCCGTTACGCCTCACCCATTGCAGTATTGCTTCCGTCATTACCCCGTCAAACTTTGGTCTGGCAGATTTAAAGCTAAAAGGACTATCCGCTGGCTCACCCGAATAAAAACCCTTTACGCCTTGATTGACAAAAGGGGCATAGTTAGCCGCCTCGCTGCCTTCCGGGTAACCTGCTTCAACAGAATAAACGCCCTTATTATTTATGATATCACTTTGGGCTAATTGGGTTGTCAGATTACCCGTATCTATTTTATCGGCTGCAATTATGTTCTCCTTTACCTGTAATAAAAAATTACCTACTGCTTCGATTAGTAGTTGCTCAACTATTGGCAGTTGCTTTTTATCCCTGTAACTTGTGGAATCATTGCCGTAATTATCAAGCAACGCCTCGTTTAAAATCTCTGCTTGTAGTTGCCTAATAGATTGTCTTGCCACTTGCCTTTTTTCTTAAATAGTCTTCATGAGCATTTTTAGCCTTTAGGTATGCTAACCCGTTTAAAAACTGGATAACAGGCAAGTCATAAGCCTGTGCAAGTGGTATGCCTTCGTATTCGGATATTAACTTAACTTGATAAATCCACCCGTACTGCTTAGTAAAAGGGTGTTCGCCAGTTCGGCTATCTCCCTCTCCTTCTTCGTCAGACTCCGCACCGAATAGCGCAGGATACCTTCTGTCAAGTTCAACAATAGCGGACAAAAAAAAAGCAGTACGCCCATTGCTTCAGGTAGCTTTGCCGCCTTTAACCTTTCGGCATGGATTTCAAATTCGGTTATGTCATAGCTGGTAGGAATCAGCCCCCACTTTAACGGCACACAATAAACCGCCAAAAGATTGTGTATGTTACCTGCAAAATCCGTCTGGAAATATTTCGTTTCAATATACTTGCTCGTCTTTAATTCTTTAATATTGCTGTCGAAGGTATACCAATGCCGACCGGCTTTAATACGCTTAACCTTAACAGGCTCAACCTCGCTTTTGATAAATGCAAGGCTACCAATCAAAGCCCCCAGCTTTTCAGGGGCTAACTTCTTCACCTCGTTTGCAGTCATTCCGTACAATACCGCTACGGTTTCATGGATTAACTCTTCTTCGGTTAACTCCATCTTCCCCAATTCAACCAACTGTTGATATTGCCCAACCGTTACATCTTTCCAAGTCATGCGAATGAATATTTACCTTTTTGTGAGTATTGTTTTACGTGCTGTGTTGCTAAAGCCAAAGCCATTACGCAGTCATCATGAAATCCGGAAGGTGCGCAATTATGGGAAGCATAACCATTTGCAATAAATGTTTTTGTAGTTGTACTCATTGCAACTACTTTTTGTATGCCTATATTTTCTACACTTACTATTTTTACAGTATCCTTTTTTTCAAATGTACCTAATTTGTCTGCATTAAATCTTTTTATAAGTCTTTTTGGTTGCAATATAGTTAATGCTTTTATAACTTCTTTTCTCCTGCCAATTACACTAACTGTTTTTACATCTTTATTAGTACCAGCTTTCAAATCATGAAACTTATAATTGATACCTAATTTTTTTAAACATTTAATTGAATAGTCTAATAATTCATTATCTCGTTGTGAAAAAGATAACCTTAATGTGAATCCAAAATGGTCTTTCCTTTCAGTACATTGTAATGAGCCTTCACCATCAAAAACGCCTGACAAATACCCAGATTCATAACTATTAACAAATTCTGTATATTCAAATGGCTTTACTATTTTATGAGGAGCAAACCTTTTTGATTTAGTATTATTTTTACCACGCAATTCAGATGTTTTAATCCATTTTAAACTACCAGATTGATTTTTTATAAAATTACCTGTATCTACAAGCCACAAATGGTCATCAGAAGATATTAGTACATCCCCATTTTCTAAAGTTATTTTATAAGATAATTTTTCTATTATCTCATGTGATAAAACCACAGAATTTTTAAACATCCGCTTTTCTTCATGCCCGCCAGTAAATTCATCAAATCCTATTATATTTTGACCTACTTTAATGTCTTCAGCCTTTTCCCATTTTAGTTCAGAAGTTAGTATCATAGTATCCAAAGATACACAATATTTTACACCTGTTGATGTATATAAATACTCGAATATTTCCAACTCCGAAACGATAATGCCATCGGGAAAAGAAATCTTCCGCTGATGAATAGCCGCCTGTAAACCTTCCATTAATTGCTGCTTGCTCGTCTGGCTAAACTTAAAACCTGTAACGTCTAACCCATCTCTTTGCAGGTCTTCTGTTATAGGGTCACCAACACCCGTAGAATCTATCAGAATAGCCGCCTTTGGTAGTTGTAATATCTTTTGTTTTGTAGTCCGCCAATCGGTTTGGAAGCGGTCAAAATAGCAAACGTTCCCTGTTGCATCCATCCCGATAATCACAGTCCAGTCAGTAGATTTTGCAAGGTCTATGCCGTACACCGCTACGGGTTGGGTAGACATAGGGTAAATACATTGGCGGATAAATTGTGAGCCAAAAGGGTTAGCTGCATTCTCTGCCGGGTTAGCCATATATTCCTGCTCAAATACCACTTCAGGAAGTTGTACCCTTGCATCGTCTATCTCCGCCTTGCTGATATGCGGATTGTCATAAGTTGTAAAACGGAAAGCCTCCCAGTCTGGTTCACCGCCTTTCATAAACAAAGAATAAAAATAATTCTTCCCCTTTGGAGTAGAAAGGAATAACGCACGCCCTTTGTAGTCGGTCAAGGTTGGTCGGATACTATTTAGCCAGCCGTCTTCAAGGTTAGGGATAAAAGAAGCCTCATCCACTACCACTAAATGGAATTTACGCCCTCGCAGGTTGTCCAGCCTCTCCCCCGTAAAGAATTGAATTGTGCCGCCTGTTGGCATGGTTAGCAGTAACTCACTCCTATTTGCAGGAAAAGGTATCGTTTTAGCTAACTTATCAAAAAAGGTTTTAGCCAGATTGTAAGTCGGTGTAATATAGGCTACCGTCTGACCTTTTAAAGCCGCTGTGATAATTTCAATAACAGCTAATTCACTTTTACCGAAACGCCTGCCCGACATCATCACTCTGAATCGGGCTTTGCTTTGTATAATAGCTAATTGGTTTATATGTGGCTTTGGTAGTTCGATTCTCATAGTACAGTCTTACCATCCACAAAAACAACTTCTATTTTGCCATCCGTAGTAATATCCTGCGCCTCTTTTAGGTTGTTAAGCCTCTGCGTAATGGATGGGTTATAGATGCCTGCCATGCCTCCTGCTATCTGGTCCATCCTTATCATTTTCTTAATGTGCGAACAGATTGCGACAAATTCTGAATACCTGCCCTCCCTATTAAGAAAATAATGGTCTACTGTGTCAATAATTCCTTCGTTGTAAAGAAATACTTCAAAGCCCTCAAAGGTTAGCGGCTTTTCCTTTTTACGGAATACTTCTTCCCCATCTTTGCCGACAAAGTCATGCACAAGTATAGGATTACTCTTTACCCATTGCTGGTATTTATTAAATAGTTCCAACATTAATTCAGGGCTTTCTATTGATTTAGGTCTTCCCACTTTAGCCATGTGTTTCAAAATTATATTGATAATTGTACCTCTCAATCTCAAACTTCACAAATTCCAAACCTCTCATCCCAGCTATATGTGAATCTGTCGGGAAGAAATATTTCCACCCTTTGCTCATTCCGTTTTGTATGTAATAGAAAAAGGCAATACCTATCTTCCCAGTCGGTTGTTTCTTGTATTTAACCACAGCTGTATGGTCTGAAGTTGGTATAACCTCATCAATTTCAAATGTTTCTTGATTTAAGTTCATTGCCCTATCGGTACGGCTAAACCTTTGACGAACTAACTCAACGGCTTCGTTTAATTCTATGGCAATTTGCTTGTTCAAATAAGTTTAGTTTTAAAGTGTTCTATTATCGTTTCCATCTTATTTGCATAGTACATATCGAATGATTCAAAGCCTTCGGGTTGATTCTGAAAGTTTAAAAACATCACCGCCCGTAATCTTTGAGATGGTGTTTTAAGGTTAGGTAAGTCGGTCTTTATCTTTTCTATATCGTCAATATCTGCTTTTGTGAACTGCTCCGATTTAAAAGCTACGTAACAGAATGATTGATTAAGCCCGAATATATCAGAAGCCAGCTTTGGGTTAAGTTCCTGCGTGCCTATGGTTACCGCTGCTGTCTTATCCTTTCGGGTCGCTATCCTTTCCACTATTGCTCCTGTTATTATCATTGCTTAATCATTAAGTAAATTAAAAAAGGTACTGATAAAACACCTAACAATAGAACTATTTCTACAATAGTTATCAAAACGTTTGCTATCTTTCTTTCTAATATTTCTCTTTTAGTCCAAGGTCCGTAGGCTAAACGTAAAGATTCTTTAACAATAGCCATATCTTTTTGAAATCTGTCTAAACTCATAGGATGGTTTTATATAGGTCATGTCTTATTAAATTCCATTCTTTTAGGTCATGATTAGCCTTCGCCCATTGGTAATTAGCTAATCCTATCCTTTTACGGGTTGATTCGCTTTTAGCCAATGTTTTGATATGGTCATACCAATCTCCCTGTTTATTTACTTTCATTACCTCTGGGCAGTCCGAATATGGCATCACGTTGGAAGCAATACACGAAATCTTCTTTGCTGCGCATTCCAATACCTTTAAATTCGACTTCATGCTATTGAACGTACTACCTACCAAAGGAATCAACCCAGCATCGGCTTCGTTATAATGATTCATGTATGCGCCAACAGGTAAAGCCTTCTTAATGGTGCAGGATAGCTTTAGCCCTGCTGTGTAATCGTGAACCATCTTGTGCCATATCATTTTAGTTCTCTCGTTAGATTCGTCATATCCGCATAAGTTAAAATGAACCTTAGATGAAAGCTGGAAATCACCCTGCACCCTTTGTAATGGATTGCGTAGGATAGCTACATCTTTTTCATGCGTTACCCCTGCTGCATAAACAAACCTTACCCGGTCATCTTCGGCTGGTGTTACTACATCTGTGAACTGGTCCTCACCAAAAGGTAATGCGTTCGGGATAATATGAACGTTCTTATTTAAGCTACTGATTGCCTCCTGTAAGCCTTTATTCGTGCAGGTAACTAAATCAGCAGCTATAATGTAGTCAAGAATAGTTTGCACCGGATACCATGCTTTAAGTACGTGCCACTCATCAAGACGCCAATAATCGTCTATATCAACTACCAATTTAACCCCATACTTCTTACAAAGACTTACAACCTCATGCGCTGGCTTTGGGTATCCGTCTGCGTTTATTATATATCGATTCACTACAAGCAGGTCATAACCTTTCTCCAGTTCTTCTTCCGTTAGCATATCGGTAAGCATAGCGTAACCCTTCGGCATCATTTGTATCGGCATAAAAAGCCTGTGATATGATACACCGCTGAACCTATCACCTACGGTTAGAATCCTCATGCTGTTACCTCCTCTGGTCTAAATTCAATCTGTATCTTTTCCCCGTTCAGAATGCTGTCTAACGCCTCATCCATCAACTCCCTTTGCTGTGGGCTTAACAGGCTACATTTCTCCGCTATGGCAACATAACTAAAAGCATCGGAAGACATCTCATGCCTTAACCCTTCCCTTATATCGTCACTAAAATGCGGATATGTCTTCATGTCCAACAAAATCCAATTAACCCTTTTTGAGTAATCCCCGAACTTCTGCACGCCCCTCGTTACTCCTGCACGCTTAACTGATTCCCTAATAAAATCCTGCAAATATTCATCCGCTGCCCGTAGGTGGTGAATCGCTGACATTAAACTTCCTTTCATGTGTATGATGGTTTTTAAAATAAATGACTAATGCCGTGTTCTATCATAAAGCCCCTTAACTCTTCCCGTATCTTTTCAGCTTCTTCATTGTCCTGATATTTAGCCGCTGACCTTAAAAGCTGGTCTATCTCCCAAAGTACAGAATGCATCTTTTCTGCGTGATTGTAAATATCATAAAGTTGCTTATCCCCGTGTACGTCTGAATCAAAATTTAAAGTAAATATCATGGTTTCAATTTTAACATAAACGCCCACGGAGTAGGTACGTGCAAATCATGCACATACTGATATCCTAAATCCTCAAATAAGCCCAGCCAATAACCTTTATTCTGCACATTTATATGACCCCAGTCTTCATCAAAGCCCGGATTTTTTTCAGGTGTACTTGAAAATAATACATATTTAGGTCTTATTTTCTTGTATAGATTAATAAATTGCTCTTCTGTTAAATGTTCCGCTACCTCAATAAAAAGCATTAAGTCAGTAGTAAACGGCTTTGCTGCAAACTTTACATAGGGAAATTTTGTCCCGATGTAGCTTCTGTGTTCCTCCCATATCTCATAAGCATAAACGTCATAGCCTGCCCGATGGAATGCCGCAGAATAAACCCCTGTACCTGCTCCGAAGTCCAGCACGCTAATAACAGGTTCTTTAATAGCTTTAGCCGTTGCTTCAGCCAATGCTGTAAAGGCTGGGTTATCAGCATTTATTCCGTGCTGTAATTCATACTCTAAAAACTGGGCAGGTGTGTAATTCATGCTTTTGGCTTTCTTCCTCTTTTCTTTGGTAGTAATGATTCTGCACCTTCAACGGGTTGGATTGTATCTAAATCATCGGGGAAAGTAAAAACAGCTTCTTGTATCGGTAGACTATCGTAATAGTACGATAAACGCTTTATCATATCAAATACGCAGCTGGAGCAGTAATAAGTAAGCGCAAAGTAAGGGTCAAGATAAGCACGGTAAAGCCTTTCGTATTCAGCCAATACGTCATGTGGAATGTTTCGGGTAAATCCCAGCTTAACCGATTCAAAGTTTATCATATTGGCTTCGATGAAAGCCTTTTCCTCTTTTGTCATTACTTAAAGTTTATGTTTCTTATCAGGTTCTTTATTGGGTTAGCCAATGCCCCAGCTATGGTGCAAGTGATAATCATATTAAGCACAAAGCCCGGCACAAAGTAAAAGCCCAATGCTAACCATGTGGATAGGCACAGCAGGCAATTAAACGGCTTAAAATTCAGCCGTAACTTGTTAGGCATATTAGCCAACTCAATAAAGTAAACAGCTGCTAAAATAGCCGATGCAATTATCCTAACCATTTTTAGCAACAAAATCAAAGTAACCATCTATAATATTTTTAAAGATATAATGATTAGTTCTTCCTGCAAATGGTTTTTCACCATTCCAACCGTCACGGCTATACATAAACCCTGCTGTAAAATATTCTTCACACATCTGCTTTTCTTCATCTCTTAAAGCCTTTGCCCACGCTAACAAGTTGCTGCTAATCTCAAAGTCTGACTGGTTCTTTGTGGCTTCAAGCCGTGCAATGATTTTCTGTAAAGGTGTCATAGTATGGTATTTATTAAACAAATATACGTATTTTTTAAATATCCCCCTTTCTTTTTTTAATCTTTACTGCTTCCTTTATTTTCTTCTTGGCATCACTTAACGTCTGGGATAGGCTTCTATAAGGTATCTTAGTTCTACGGCTTAACTCGGAAATATTCCGAATTTCAGCGTATTGCTTTACAACTTCCGCCTCATACCAATGTAAATCTTTTATGGCATCACTAACAGCATCCACCTCAAACCCGGGTTGATAGTCAGTATCTTTTGCTTCATACCCAGCTGGTAGTTCATCCATTGCACGCCTGAACTTTGTGTAAAAGGTACTTCGGTCTGACTTTATCATGGTGAGCATTGTACGGACTAAGTAAAACTTGATATACTTATTTTGATTCATTGCCAGCAGCTTTTCTTCCTGCATCTCACAAAGGACTAAAAACATTTCGCTGCGTAGTTCGTCTTGTAGGTCCACAGGCTTCATCTTGCCGATTGCTTCGGCTATGTCAGGGTCTTTGAAAAGTCGGATTATTATTTCGGTTCGGGATTCCAATAATCAAGTTTTACTTGTCCGTTCACCTCATGCGCTAATATGCAGCAACACCCAGCCGCTGTGGCTCTATTCATGAAGTTAGTCTGATATTCGCTAATCTTATCATTTACAGTCTTGACCTCACAATACACCGCCTGCCCTGTTAACTTGTGAAAACCGATTATATCAGGCACGCCTCTTTCCCCGATAAACTTGCGACCCGGCACAGCTAAATTATTGTTCCGCCAGACGTAGTAACCCATAATATTGAGCCTCATTTGTGCGTACTTAGTTATAGCGCTGGCAGTCATTCCGGACTTCATTGTGCAAATTTAATACTTTACAGCGTGTCCTTGCTCAATCATTATCTGGTTAACCGATGCAAAGCCATCCCGTGACTTTTTGAAAATAGTTACAATAGGTCTTCCGTACTTGTCCAGCCCTGTCGATTGTATTGGATAAATGCTTCCGGGTTGCAATAGGATGGTTAACGCTATTTTTGAAGTCTTACCTTCTTCTGTGTCCATCTCTGGGGCATTAATCCCAGCCAGCCTACAATTTGCCGTGTAAGATAATCTAAAGCCTAAATCAATGGTAAGGTTAACGGTATCACCGTCTACTATTTTGTTTACTGTTGCGATGTATTGATACATATTAATCAAGATTTATTGGGTAATAAAAAGCCGCATAGTTAATATCCTTTGTCTTCTTTTCCTTGTGCAGTACGCTTTCACATTGTTTGCAACGGGAAGTATATTTATCCCTGCTCGCCCTGTTCCGATTAAAATTAGCATAAGGCATCTTTTTAAGGCACAAGGTACATTGTTTCTCCCCTTCAGGGTGAGGCAGTTCTACTTTAGGCGGTCGTTTACTTTTCTGGTAAGATGCAGCACATTTTTTGCATTGGCTATTATGCCCGGTCTTATAGTAGGTTTTTTTACAGTATTCGGTTAACGGCTTAACTATCTGGCACTTCGTGCATTTTTTTGATTCCATGTTTGGATATTTTTTTTTTGCTCCGGGTTTCTGTCTTTCAGCACCTTTGGCAAGTTCTCGCCTGCGTGCATTATAACAATCGTAGCAGTTCTTGTTTGATTTAGCAAGTGGTTTTTGCTCTTTGCAGGTGTTACAAGTCTTTGCATCCATAGGTTTCTTTGTAGTATTGTTCTGCTTTTATTGAATCACAAGAATAATCACCAATCCATCTTGCAATTATTATCTGCTCCTTCTCCATTGCTTTGGCTTGGTCTTGAATATGTGGAGGTATCCATACGCCCATGTTTTTGTGTATTTTCTCTATTAACCATTCTACTGCTGTTTGTTGTGCCATAGTTATTTGTTATATGTTTCGTTGTAATATTCTTTAGCCAAATCAGGAAATCCAATATAACTTCTATCATTTTGTGCTAATAAATCATTGCCAAAGTTTATTATCTGCTCCTTCTCCATTGCTTTGGCTTGTTTATACAATTCAAAATGCTCTGCTTGTATTTCATGATTTTTTAGTTTGTCAAAAAACCATTCAACTGCTGTTTGTTGTGCCATAGTTATTTGTTATTTATAGTTAAGCCAAGTTGTTGTGCTACATCCTCAATAGTTTTAGCAGTAACCACGCTTGTAAATAATACACCATCAACATCATCTAACATTTCTACACGCCATATATAACCATTATTTATGGAATGATATACTTTCAAGAATACTGCATTATTTTCACAACCATATACTTCAATAGGTTCTATTTGTGTCATATTATTTGTTTTCATTAGTAGTCAGGACAGGATTCGAACCTGTATTTTATAGGATTAGCGCTTAGCCTATAAACTCTTATTTCTATCGTTTGACACCATGCCACCACCTGACTATCTGGTTGTTCGGGATTTCCGAATTACCACTTTAAATCTAATTGTAGTCAGGGCAGGATTCGAACCTGCACGAACAAGATTATCGCTTAGCTTGTTCCCCTCTTATTTGTGTCGGTGCGTCTACCACGCTCGGTAACCCGAGCCTTTCGCCACCTGACTAAGTTATTTAATAATCATCACCAGTACCCTTACAACTTGCGCAGCCATTACCTGAACAATGAATGCACATTGGTACATCGTGTTCGTACTCATAATCCCACTCGTCTATATCCACATTATCTTTAAGTACTTCCAAAACCAGCTTTAAGGCTTCGGCTTTTTTTTCTCCAAGTTGCCTAACAAAGTAACGGTCATCCCCGCTTAAGTAATCAATAGCTTCTGATAAGTTCATATGATTGTATTTTTATCAAAATTAGGGTATTTTGTTTAATTGCCAACTTTTTTGGCTTTTATTTTTGTATCGAAATATTCAGCTACCGCCATTCTTCGGCACTGGTTCTCAACATAATCTTCGTCATTAAGTTGCTGGGCTATCTCGTTCTTCTTCCTGCTGCTTCCTGTAATCATCTTGTCCTGCATCATCTTCCGTACCTTTTGCAGCGTTTTAGTAGGGCTTACAATTATTTCACCACGTTTATGTAAGATGTTAAATACCTGCAACTGAAAAACCATGCAGTCCAATTGCCCGAATCGTTTATAGCTATCGAAACATATATCAATTTTCTCGTCATCGGGTATTGGTTCAGGATTCCATTTAGAAGACTTTTCTGGTTTTATCTCGTTTAGTTTAGCCATACCATAACGAGCAAAGGCTCGCAGGATACGATGAAGGTATAGCATGGAAAAGTTCTGATATGTTTCTACTTCTACATCCAGCTTCCCTTTTGCGGCTAAATCGAAGGCTAACGTTATTTCCCCGATTTTTATATTAGGGTATTCTTCGGTCACGCTTTTGTGCATGATAGCTAATTCGGCTTCGTTTGGTAACTTATCACCTTTAAGCCCCAACTTCATAGCCCCGCCCATAATTTCAGCAATGAACAATCTTGTGTTTAAATCCTTCATCAATGGGCTAACCCGTGCAAGTTTAAACCTATCAAGGTCTAAAGCCTCGCTGTCTGTCATATTCGTCTGCCCATTCTGCAAGTTCGTTGTATCGTTGTTGATACTGTTCAAAATTTGATTTAGTGGTAACATTTGCATTTTGTTTTATAGTAAATAATCCTTTCCAACGATTAGCAATAGATTGCTTGACAATCTCCTGTGCCTTTGTCAAATCACCGCCTGACATCTCTACCAGCTTGTTAATTGCTACCTGTTCCGTCTTCGCTGATTTGTATCCGTCACGATGTTCTGTCTGTTTATATTCTGCCCAGCCTTTCCAAAGTAATTCCCAATCCGGAGAAACGAAAACAAGTGGTTCTGTCTTTATTATTTCTTTTACTTTACTTCTATTTACTTTACTTTCCTTTACTTTAGGGGCGTTACGTACGCTTTCGTAATGCGTTACATTTTTTGCAACTGCTTGATTTTCACGCCATTGTGAAACTCTTTCTGCGTTTTTTTCAGATTTTATCTTGTAACTTCCTGCAAAGTTTAGTATTCTTTCATTGAAAGTTTCACCATTTGTTGACTGAATTAGTCCGATTTCTTCAAGAAAGTTCCAGCATTTCTCCAACTTTTTACCTACGTTTAATTGCTTTTTTAGTACCAAAGTTTTGATAGGTTTTTCTTGTGCTGCAAACTTTTCGAGCATGGTATAAAATAACCCTAAACCCTCATATCCGAAATTTATGTAAAGTTCAGTTACTTTATCATCATTAAAGGCGTTGCTATCATGCAGGAAGTATTTCATGATTTTTTGCCCTCCATGAATTTTTCATACTCTATTTGTGAAAGTTCTTTGTTCATCTGGTCTACAATCCAATCTGTAATACCTTCAGTTTTGTATAATTCTAAAGTTAAATCAATAGCTTGTTTTAGCTTTTGTAAATCAGATAAACGTACGTGCAGATTAATAATTGGAGAGTAAATTAAACCGTCTTCATTTATTTTTAACATAAACGGTCCTTCTTGCTGGGCTTTCCTTATTGTTGCTGGCATAAAATAAAAATGCCTTAAAAAGGCTCGGGTGGAACAAGTCTGCATCTGCAAACTTCCGAACCTCTTTAAGACACTTAACAAGTTAGTCATTGCATACGTTCCACCGATATGCACTACAAAGATAAAAAACTATTTTGAAATAGGAGCAATTCGCACCGCATAAATTTTACCATCCCTACCAGTTATCCGCTTACCCGGTTGCCTTACCTGCATAATCCTGTGGGAAGTCGTACCGAGAAAGTCCGCCACGTGCCGAGCCGATGGATAGACTACGGCTTTATCTTTTCGGTCAGGTAATGGGATGGATAGGTCGTAAAGAATATGTGGCACTTTATTATCTATCTTATCATACATCGTTATCATACACAAAAGTTTAAAAAACCAGCCGAGTAGAAACCCAGCCGGGTAAAAACAATCAAACAAACACTATTTTGATAATTGGACTTTAAACGAGCTGGATGCAGACTTAACAGGTATTTCTCCACGCCTCCACTTTTTCTCTTCTTCCTCTATTTCCTTTTGCGTTTCCTTAGCTGCATCAATAACCTGCTGACATTCAACCCATTGCGGAATGTGGCTAAAGTCGTGCTTTATTGTATCCACTACGGAAACAACTGCACCTCTAAACTCTGCCTTTGATTTCGGATATTTTGCAACTTCATCCATAACTGCTCCGCCTATCCTTTGCCGTAATTCTTTAACCAACGTTTCAAGACCTGCAAGGCTTACCGCTACGTCTACTGCATCCATATTCCCGTCATCTACCTGCTGGGCTATGTAGTCCACCGCTTCAGCTATCACCGCCTTTGTAGGGTTTTGCTGGACTTTGATTAAAAAATTATTTTCCATCGGTTAACTCTTTTTTAAGTGAGGAAAACATTTCCTTTATCTCCGGGTTAGCATCTACGATAACGCTATTCATCTTGTATAGATTCCGAAGCTGTCCGATACTCTCCACAGCATCCAAAGCCGATACAACCCCAGCAGCGTCATCATAAGTCTTTCTGCAAACT